CTACAGTACGCATCGAAGAACAAGGGCTAGTCGTGGTAATACCGGCCTGGCAGAACTACCTAGAGGATGTGACATTACGGCGTATCCAGGATCTCCAGGTGAAGAGCGTGGTGTTAGTGAAAGATAAAGAGTATCTGCTAGGTGTGGTTAGCGAATTGAGTGCAGCGCTACAGAGGGATGATACAAAGAACGAGTGGGCACTGGAGAAGCGCAGGCAGGATATACAGACCGAGATCGTCAACCAGCGTTGGTTGGAGTGGACGAAACACAAGGACGTAGCATGACGGGGGGGGAGGGGCACCCGACTCTGAGTGACCTTTATATTTTTCGGTCACACGAGCACCTGGCCGCAAGCCTGGAGCAGTACGCGACCATACAGGGCAGGCCAAAGTGTGCGAAGATCGGTGAGAACGTAGGCGGCGATGACGGAGACGGTGACCGCTATGACGCTATCCTGAGAGCCAATACGGCTGTGGACGCGTGCATGTCTGAACTTAGGCATAGGCATAGGCTCAGCTTCCGGCTACTGGATGGCTACTACCGGCGCGGCATGCACGAGGAGGCGGATGGCTGGATGCGGGCTATGAAGAGTGCGGGGATGGCGCAACAACCCAAGACCACGAGAGAGAGGCGGTTGCTGTCGGATGTGTTCGAGGAGCTACTGGTGGAGGCTACACAGTCCCTACTCCATACTCAAATAAGGCCGACTACTTGACATATGCAGTATGGTCAGATATGATGTAGTTGCGCCAAGTGGAGTTGTGCGCCCAAAAATACAACAGAAGTAAGCAGCGAAGCCGTCTTTCGGGGCGGCTTCAGCTTTTCTAGTTCTAGCTACATCATCAATTGGAGGTGTGTCTGTGAGTAAAAAACCTTACAAATTCACCGCCAATAAAAGGGAAGAGTACTTAGCCTTGCTGTCTGAGAATGGATTGGGACGGCTACGTGCAGCCAAGCAGGTGGGGGTTACTCGGCACACGGTCCTTGCCTACGCGAAAGATAACCCGGAGTTTGCTGAGGCTCGGGACCAAGCCGAGATGGAAGCTAACGAGCAGGTGGAGAACGCACTCTTCGAGGCGGCTAAATCCGGACATGTGACCGCCTGCCAGGTTTGGCTGTATAACCGGATGCCTGATAGGTGGAGCGATAAGCGGCAAACTAGTAACATCGACACCTCTGCAGTTGTCTCTTGGCTAGACGCACTAAAGGCCCAACAGTGACCTCGATTCTTGCGGATGCGGAACTGACTCCCAAGCAGCGCGAGAGTCTGTTATCCGCCGATGCCCGGTACAACATCTGGGATGGCTCGGTGAGAAGTGGTAAATCTGTAGTGGCTGATGTGGCCTGGATAGACTACGTGTTGAGACAAGCGCCACCGGGCGACCTTCTGTTGGTAGGGCGGACGCAGGACACCGTGGTACGCAATGTCGTCAACGAGATATGCGGCTTTGTAGGCGAGGCTCACGCTAGATATAAGCAAGGCGAGCTGACTTTATTCGGCAGACGGATATACGTCATCGGGGCCAACGACGAACAGTCGACTACTAAGATCCAAGGTATGACCTTGGCAGGGGCTTACGTGGATGAGGCTTCTACCATACCCGAGTCGTTCTGGGACATGCTGACCTCACGCTTCAGCGTCAAAGGCGCAAGGCTATTCGCCACTACCAACCCGGACACTCCGGCGCATTGGCTGAAGACCAAGTACCTCGATCGGGCTAACGACCCTGGTGCGCATCTCAAGCGGTTCCAATTCCACATCGACGACAACACCTTCTTGGACCCGGAGTTCGTCAAGCACCTGAAGCACATGCACACCGGCCTCTGGTACAAACGCTACATCGAGGGCGAGTGGGTTATTGCGGCAGGGGCCATCTATACCGACTGGGACCCGGCTAGACATGTGGTGCATGAGCTACCGGTTATCTCGCGTCTGGTGAGTGTGGGTATTGATTATGGGACAACTAACGCAACCGCTGGGCTACTGATAGGTATATCCGCTGAGTCTCCGGCAAGACTCGTGGTAGTGGATGAGTGGGCACCACCGGCCATGACGGACTCGGGGCTGTCCGCGGACTACCGCAAGTGGATAGGAAATAGACACCCGGAGTGGGTGTGCGTTGACCCATCCGCTGCGAGCTTCAAGATGCAGCTGTTCGCTGACGGAGTATCGAGCGTCACCGATGGTGCTAATGCCGTGGTATCTGGCATACGTACCGTGGCATCCTTGCTGGCGACGGACCGCCTGGTGGTCTCAGACCGATGTGTGAACTTGATCAAAGAGATACCGGCTTATGCTTGGGACCCTAAGGCTACGGCCAAGGGTGAAGATGCGCCGATCAAGTTACAGGATCATTTCTGTGACGCGCTCAGGTATAGCCTAGCGACCACCCGACAGCTCTGGGGCATGGAAGTTCCCGTGACTATGAAGGAGGCAGCGTAGATGGCTTTACCACAAGGCGGCCCATGGCCTCCAAGCCCACACGGCGTAGCACTGCAACAAATGGCTCTGTGGAGCGCATGGTGGATAGGCGACCCTGAAGGACTGTCTAGCGTCTACGGCGCTGTTGGCGGTGGTGCGACATCCGACTTCTTCGCGAACAGACAGGGCGGGATTATCCCTACCTTAGCGAAATTCTTTTGGGGGCGTCCGTCAGCCACCGGGCAACGTAAGACCCGACTTCATGTACCCTTGGCCGCAGACATAGCCACCGCATCAGCAGACCTACTGTTCTCCGAGCCGCCGCAGTTCATCGTGGAGGGCAACGCTAACGCTGAGGCCCGTGCGGATGAGATCATGAACGTGGGCACTCTGCACAGTGAGTTGCTTGAAGCCGCGGAGGCTTGTTCGGCTTTAGGTGGTGGTTGGCTGAGACTGGTATGGGATCAAGAGATTGCGGACCATGTGATGCTGGACACCGTACCCGCTGACTCGGCTATTGGCGAGTGGCGCTGGGGGCATCTGAGCGCGGTGACGTTCTTCACGGAGACTCGCAATGATAAGACAGTGACACGACACCTTGAGAGACATGAGCCGGGGAGGATACTGCACGGCTTATATAGCGGCGATGACAAGACGCTGGGCCATCCGATGGCTCTGGCTGACCACCCGTCTACTGCGCCGTATGCAGACTTGGTGGATGAAGAGGGCGCTATACCGACGGGCGTCGAGGGACTAACCGCCGCCTACGCGGCTAACATGCGACCACAGAGGCGCTGGCGTAAGATCCAGAGTTTGTCTGAACTGGGTAGGTCGGACTTCGATAGCGTCGAGCCGTTGATGGATGCGCTGGATGAGACGTACACCTCGTGGATGCGTGATATAAGGCTGGCCAAGGCACGACTCGTGGTACCGGAGTTCATGTTGCAAGACCTAGGCAAAGGCCAGGGCGCAGCGTGGGATGAGGACCAGGAGATATACAGTGCTCTGAATATGCAACCCAACGCAAGTGGTGACACCATCAAGGCACAGCAGTTCGCCATCCGGGTAGCCGAGCACAAGGACACCTCAGTCCAGCTCGTCAACGACATCCTCAGGAGTGCGGGCTACTCACAGTCCACCCTGGACGCGGACTCTGAGGGCGCACTCACGGCCACGGAGATCGTGTCCAGAGAGAAGACTAGCTCCCGGACCAGAGCAAAGAAAACCAGATACTGGAGCCAAGCCCTTGATCCATTGCTCACCACCTGGCTGGAGCTGGATGCCGTGGTGTTCAAGACAAGGGCGCAGGGCACGGTTACGGTACAGTGGCCGGACTCGTCACAGCCCGATCAAGAGGCATTGAGTAGGACCGTGAACGCGCTCAATCAAGCGGGAGCAGTGAGCACCGACACCAAGGTCAGGATGGTCCACACCGACTGGGCAGAGGAAGAGATACAGGCGGAGGTGGAGCGGGTGCAGGCTGAAACTGGCGCGGCAGTGCCAGACTTAGGACCGTTTGCCTAATGGCAGTATCACCAGCCCTCGCCGAGAACCTCTCCGTCGATGTGGTGGGGATGTATGCCGAGGCTGAACGTACACTGACAGAGCGCATCGCCCGCAACCTGGCCAAAGGACTAGATGCACCTGGTTGGGCGGAGAAGAAGCTCTCAGAGGTGCAGTACCTCACTCAGCAGAACGCGAGGCTTATAGACCAGCTCGGCGAGAAGGCCGCAGCACAGGCAACCCTGGACATTACCAAGGCATACAACCGGGGTGGCTCAGCGGCAGCCTCTGAGCTGGCAAAGACACTGGGCACGACAGCCATCGAGAGCGCGGTCCCTGGATTGAGTTCGGTAGAGGCACTGGCGGCTGAGACAATTACAGGGTTGAAGGCCACCGGGCCACGTATCCTGCGAAGCACGATGGACACCTACCGTTCGGTGATATCCGAGTCGGCGGGGCAGGTACTGACCGGAGCACAGACCAGACGGCAGGCCGCACAGGGAGCACTCAACCGGTTTGCGAAGAAGGGCATCACGGGCTTCGTTGATAGGGCGGGGCGCGGCTGGAGCTTGCAAAGTTATGCGGAGATGGCCATGAGAAGTGGCACGGCGAATGCGGCAGTGCAGGGCCACACGGATAAGCTAGTGGCAAACGGTGAGGACCTGGTTATCATCAGCGACGCACCGAGAGAGTGTCCGCTATGCAGGGATTTTGAGAATAAAGTGTTCTCTCTCAGCGGCACGGACCCGAAGTACCCGCCTTTGCAGACCGCACGAGACGGGGGGCTGTGGCATCCTGGCTGTAGACACAGTTCCTCCCTCTACCAGGAGGGCTTCACCAAGCCACGCGGTAAGACCGCTGACCCGGAAGGCTATAAGGCAGGCCAGGAGCAACGCAGGCTTGAACGCAAGATCCGGGAGCAGAAGCGGTTGGAGGCAGCGGGCCTGGATGACCAAGCCAAAAAGAAGGCTCGGGCCAAGATACGGAATACTCAAGCGCAACTCCGCGAGCATGTGTCAGCCAATGACTTGAGAAGACTTCCATACCGCGAACAAATAGGACGCGCTCTCTAGGCTGCAACAGGCGCACCTCGCGCCTTAGTCACTCCCTGGCTCGACGCCGGGGACCACCACGCAACCCAGGAGGTTGCTCACATGACTGACGAACCGACAACTACAGAACCAACTCCCGAACCTGAACCCGCAGAACCAGAGCCGACGGTAGACCCGCCGGAGCCGCAAGAGGTTGGCAGCTTACCCGACTGGACGCAGAAGATGATTAAGGACTTGCGCTCAGAGGCAGCCGACAACCGCACCAAGGCATCAACGGCTGAGCAAACACGGCAAGAGACAATGGACGCCATCGCCAAGGCTTTAGGTATGCAGGACGATGACGACCCAGCGGCCGCAGCCAAGACCGCTGCCGAAGAGCGAGACGCCGCTCGGCAGGAGGCATCTGCGACCAAGGTCGAGAATGCCGTCCTACGCATGGCCACTAAACATGGAGCGTCCCCTGAGTCATTGACTGATTCCAGGAGCTTCATGCAGCAATTGGAATCCATCGACCCCGCTGCCGACGACTTCGCGTCCCAGGTGGAAGCGACGATCAAGACGGCAGTCGAGGCCAACCCGGCGCTCAAGGGTGCAACACCAGCCCCGACGCGCAGTGGTGGTCCTGTAGGCGGTGGCACACCTGTACCCGGCCAACTCTCGCGTGAGGATATCAAGGGCATGAAGCCCGAAGAGATCTCCAAAGCGAAAGAGGATGGCCAGCTAAACCAACTACTCGGTATCACGTAAACCAGGAGGTAGCACAATGGCAATCACGAACTTTATTCCAGAAATCTGGAGCGCTCAGCTCCTCTCCAGCTTAAAGAAGTCCCTTGTCTTCGCCGGTCCCGGCGTTGTCAACAGCAACTACGAGGGCGAGATCCAGCAGTCGGGCGATACAGTACGCATCGTCAGCATCTCGCGCCCGACCGTAGCCACCTACACCAAGAACTCCACGACCATCACGCCGGAGACCCTGACTGACGCGCAACGCAGTCTGCTCATCGACCAGAGCAAGTACTTCGCGTTCGAGGTTGATGATATTGACTTCAGGCAATCCAAGGATGGCGGGGCCCTCATGAGTGAGGCCGCAGACGAAGCCGCCTACGCTCTGGCCGACGTGGCCGACCTGTACGTGGCCGGACTCTACACCGCCGCGGACACTGACAACGAGATCGGCACCACGTCCATCACCACAGCAGCGCTGGCACTGCAATACCTCGTAGAATTGAAGGTGAAGCTCGACAACAAGAATGTCCCCACCCAAGGCCGCTATGTGATCGTGCCTCCGTGGTACCACGGGCTGCTGTTGCAGAATACGGCCTTCACTAGCGCCGCGGATGCGGGCACGACCGACGCACTGCGCAACGGTGCCATGGGCCGCGCATTCGGCTTCGACGTGTTGGTCTCGAACAACGTCACCAATACGGTCGGCGATGACTGGTTGGTATCTGCGGGCTACCCCGGCGCGATCACCTACGCCGAACAGATCAACAAGGTGGAGCCGTACCGGCCCGAGAATGCATTCAGTGACGCCCTCAAGGGTCTGCATCTCTACGGCGCTAAGCTGGTGCGCCCGTCCGGTATAGCCACCATGGAAGCATCCATCACCTAATCCCCCGGCGGGCTATGGCTGAAAGTGCCCTCTAGCCCGCCTCATCTGCAAAACATAGGAGGCCATTACAATGGCTGATACTACAGTTGCTACAGTTGACCTGTCCACAACCGCCATGACCGATGCCGCCATTGGCCTCGGTACGGCCATCGCTGCGGCTAACACTCACGTCATTACTCCGAACGGCCCGCTGGAGGAAATGGTCATCCGCGTGGCAAACACCGAAGCATCCACCAACGTGGTCACGGTGCTGGCCGGGGACAATCCCCCCGCTGGATCTGAGGGCCAAGGCAACTTCGTCTCGGCTGCCATTGACGCTACTACGGGTATCGTGATTCTGCCTCCGCTGGAGTCGGCACGCTACCTGCAAGATAACGGGACGATCCGGATTACCGTCGAAGCGGGCATGACGGGATTCATCCTGCCCATCCAAGTGCCGCGGGTATAGCCATGATTCGCTATAAAAACACAGACAACGGCATGATAGTTGAGGCACCGGACTACATGGCTGAGAAGTACGACTTCTCGGTGAACATGGAGCGCATCAAGCCGGAACCCGCTCCACGCGAGAA